TGTAACTGTTCCTCCAGCACTAATAGAAACATTACCAAATGCTCTGGTGGTTGTTCCAACACCAATAGTTGAACCAAAACTTACAGTGGCAGTTGTATATCCAACACCACCATCCGAAATAGTGACAGAAGAGATAGTACCAAATCCAGAAACAACTGCAGTGCCTGCTGCACCTGTCTTAGTTTCCTGTCTAATAAACTTAATTTTCTTTTGGAAAGTTAAATCTGTGTCATTTTCATTTTGCGAATTAAAGATAGGTCTTAAATTATCAACATAGATTGCTGTAGACCCTACTCCAACAGACTTGATGATGTATGCACTTGGATTAATGACTGGTTCATACAATTCTCTATCTTTGCCAACACCGATTTGATTTATGAAGATGTCTTCTGTTTGACGACACCAATCAACTGGTCTCTCAAAAGTAACGTCGGATACATTTCCTGGACCATCATATGGATTAGTTTCAACAGTATTGGTGGATTTAACAAATTCTACAACTCTTTCATCCTCACTAAGGTAAGATGCTTGACCCACTGATCTATCACTCTTAAGTTGTAAAGTGTCACCTTTCTTTACAGTTTCAATAACATTTCTAAAGATAACATCAGTGTCACCACTTCCCTTATAGAAAAGAATATTTACGGTATCACCAATTTTTGGAGCTTCTGTAAATACAACAGTGCTTCCTCCAGTAAACGTATATCCTTCCCCAGGAACTTGAAGGATATTGTTAACGAATATCAAAAGAACATCTTCAACATTGATCTTTGATCCTTTAGCAGCAACGATTGAAACAATAGATCCTGCTTTTGTAAGTGGGAAATCTTTTCTTATACCATCAATGAAGTCATCGACTTTATCTAAAACATCTAATGTTCCAACTGTCCATCCAGAAAATTCATCCACATGAACTTTATCGATTGTCATTTGGAACTCATTTCCAGAGTAGGAGGAAGTGGTTGGAATACCAGTTGTTCCTCCAATGGCAACAGTTAATATTTGACCGTTACCATATCCATAACCAGTATTAACAATTTCAAAATCAATAACACTTGATCCTTGACCAACAACAATGTTTGCTGTTGCATGTGTTCCAAATCCACTTACGGAAGAAGAACTATACACCAAGTCCATATTAGAATAACTTAGTGGATCATCAAAAACTACAAAAGGTTGATTAGTAGATGTATATCCAGAACCAGGATTGGTGATTGCAACACTAACAATATGACCACCACTTATAGCAGCAGTTCCGATAAACTCAATATTTCCAGTACTCAAACTAGAGGTTCCTACACCGACATTTACGACTGTTTGAATTCCAGATCTGTATCCTGATCCACTATTTCCAATACTAATAGATTGAATTGTTCCCAAACCAGATACAATTGCGGTTCCACCAGCAGCAACTAATGGTTGGTATCCAAATCCTTCAGTTGTTGCTACAGAAATAATAATGCCACCTTTTGGATAACTAGAAATTCCAACATCAGGTCCTAGTGGAATGGTCTCAGTGCCCTGGAAAGTAATAGTTGTAATGCCAGACTGCTCACTTAGTGTATATTGATCAGTAAGTCCAGGTGACTGGAAAATATCATTAACTAAAATTATAGCTCCCTCTGTTGAGATTCCAGGAACATCGGATCCATTTTGCTTGAGGGTAAATTCATTTTCAGTAGCATTAAATCCCTTAGAAATATCATCAAAAATATAGTTCTTATAGTAAGACTCATTTATAGTATCCACAACACCAGATCTCATAAAAGACCTTCCTTGGAAACTAGAAGAAGTAGTAATACCAGTCCAGTCTCTTTCATCTGGACGATTTGTTATAGAACCGATTGGAGTTTTTCCAAATGGTGCCTCCACAAAGTTCAATACATTATCCACAATATTGTAATTTCCGACAACTTTGGTTATTAAATCACCTGTTGCAGCAGTTCCAATCTTTGTTCCCAACCATTCTCTGCGAACCCTTATAGTGTTTGTGCTACCAATACCTACACCCTCAATCTTCATTATTTCATCACCAATCTTAATAAGATCAGATCCAAAGAATGAAGTTATTCCACTAAACTCTAATATATTATCAACTGATAGCACTTGATTCGCAAGAGTAGTGGTTACCGCAGTAGAAACAATCGGTGATTGTATAAGATTATCAATTGCAACAATAACCTTTGCATTCTGATTAGTGGAAACAAATCTGTGTGATGTGCCGATGCCAACACTTTCAAGCTCAACTACTTCAGGAATTGACTTTAGAGCATTCTCTGCACTTGTTGCAATCTTAATAACATTATCATCAACTTTGACAGCAAATAGATTTTCTCCTGGTAGGAACGTAGTATCTGCAGCACCAACAAAACTAGTTGTTGCGATACCAATAGCCGAATCTGTTTCTCCAACATGAACATACTTTAGTTTTTCACCAGTTACAAAGAAGTGGTTTGGAATTTTAATTGTATTATTTGTTGTGTTAGCAATACCAGCATCATTTCCTTCAAAATATCTTTCAAAGATTGGAAGATTTTCATGCTGTATTTCAAATCCTCTCTTGATGTCAGATTCTGTGCCTTGATAGGATCCCAAATCACTGTTAATTGTTCCATTAGTGAAATCAATCACATTAGATAATGAGGTATTCTCATTAAGAGTTAATGCATTCATGTAAATATTGACTACCGTATCAATACTTACATTTGGAGTGAAGACAAGCGAGACAGTTCCTGCAGCAGAAACTCTAGATCCAAATGTTCCTAATCCAACGCCAGTTTCTATGATTCCATATTCAGTGTCATATGTTTGATAACTTTCTGTAGAAGATACATAATCATCAACAATAATTAGTTCAGAAAGTTGAGTTGAAGTATTAGTTGTATCTGTAACTTGTGCTATAAAATAAGCAGCGTCATAATTATTTGGATATTCAGCAACTGTATTGATTCCTGGAGAACCTGAAGCAGAAATACTGGTTGTTCTAGCTTCGAGTCTAGATCTGGTTAAATCAATGGTTCCGATACCAGTTATAGTATTTGTAGAAAGTCCTACTTGAATGGTATTAATTACACCAGTGGTTGCAATACCAACTGAAGTTGGAATGAAATCAACGTTCAAAGAAGATCCACTGAAATAAGCATGATATGTACCAAGTCCAGTTGCAGAAGATCCACCGAGATTTGTTGTCAGTCTTCCATATTCTAACATTTCAATATTTGTTCCGTCATGAACAATATTAAGTTCAATTGCTTCAAATTCTTCATTTCTAGTCAAGTCTGGATTTATATCAACCAAAACTTTAACACTAGTATGTGTGTCTCCAATTGAAACTATGGTAGTGGTGACACCAGAGGTTACTGGAGAACTCTTGGTTTCAATTGTTGCTACTCCACCCAAACTTGTAGTTCCAATTCCAAGGAAATTATCATTTAGATTATATGAGAAGACGCTGAGGTCATAGTCATTAACTGTAGACCTAGTTGGAAAGAATTGAAGTTGAGCTTCAGATCCTGAGATAGCAAAATCAAAGGAACCTTGGTCATAGTGAGTTTCGACTCTACCATACTGATTTAAATATCCACGAGAACTATCATGAAGAAGATCAACAAGCATTAATTGCCTCTGTGCATTGTATCTCTTATCCCTTACGTATGTAATATATTTTTGGAATCTAACATCACTTAAAGAGAAAGTATCTACTACACTAAAAGGATTTGCTCTAGGATTACTATTAAATTGAGGGCTAATATCATCAATAGAAAGAACCCTATTACCAACAGATTCAAAGTAGTCTGTGAGAATTCTATTGGAAAATACTATTTCATCAGAGATAAGTTTTGAACCTTGAGTTAAACTATTTTCTGTGGCAAGATCAAATCCATAAACACAATTTATACTTGCAAATCCATCAATATTATTAACAGTGTTAACGTTAGTGATATCTGTCGTAATACCAACAGTCATGCTGTTGCCATTATTTGTTTCTAATTGATAATCAGAGAACTTTTTATATCCTAATGTATGATTTAACGAAGAAACACTATCATTCCAATCATCATAAGCAACTCTAGATCTCAATGAGTAAGAGAAGTTTTGATAATAGAAATTATCTTGAAGTTTTTGCAGTTCAAAGTTCAAACGACCGAAATCTTCCTGCCAACCCTGAACGACTTTTGATGTTGCTCCGAGGTTGATAAAAGAATCAAAGGAAGTGATAGATGATGCTATTCCTTGAACTTTGGAATCAGATCCCTTAATAACTTCACCAACAACAAAATTTTCATCTGATGAAACTATCAGAGTTGTAATTTTTGAGTCCCAACTCTGAACTACTCCTGTTGCAGAATCTGATGTAATGGTTTCACCATTAATAAAGTTTCTTGTGGTCAATAAGGATTCAAATGTTGGGAAATGTTTGGAAGCAAGAATCTTACCAGAAGAATTGACAGAATCGAAGGTTCCTGGGAAACTACCATTGCTGAATAATCCAGCCATACTAAAAGTAACACTTCCGATACCACCAAGGTTTTCAGTAATTCCTGTAACATCAAATAACTTATAATCGAATCCAGAAGAGTTGTATCCTGTTCCAGTTGATCCAACACCAACACTAATACCCTCTACAAGAACTTTATCACCTATGGCAAATGGGAAAGAATTGATGGTGCTAAAGCCAACGGATAAAGTTGCTGTTACTGTTTCATCTGCTGTATTAAAAACAATCGTATTGATTCCAACACCAGCACCACTTTGTGTAGGTATGATTGTTGGTGTCACATTATTCATACCATTGGTATTTTTTAGGATCTCTACGTTAGATTCTCCAAGAGTAACTTTTAAATTAACATCGGTAACTTCTTTACCGGTTTTACCATCTAATACAACAAGTTTGGGTGGAACTGAAAATCCCCTTCCAAAGGATGTAATACCTACTATATCAAATGAAGCTAAGGAGTCTATTTTAATAATTTGAGGGAGGAGAATTCTAGGTTTAAGTGTTGGATCTGATGGTAAGTTAAATCCAATGTCATCCAAAGTCATGTTCTTAAGGGAACCGACACTTGAACTCTTTGTCTCTAAAATAGCGCCATTACCTGCAAGGGTATTTACTGTGGTTATACCTGGGAGTGAATGATAGTTTCTTCCTTGGTTAGTAAGTTCGACTTTTGATATAGGTCCATATGTATGAGTGCAATCTGTGTCATATGTTACTAACGCAGTAGTGTCATAAGAAGACTTTTCTGGTTTCTCTGGAATAGAATAAGTGAAAGTGGTGGTTGTTCCCACTGTGATAGTATGAGTTCCGTTATAAAGACTGTTTCTAGGAATAATAGTATTTCCAGAAATAATCTCACTATCAGTTACTATTTCTGATTTTGCATCGGGAAGATCACTTTCATAAATTGGTGTTAAATTATAATAAAGTTTATTAGGTGTATTCTCATTAATAAGTAATTCTGCCTTAGCACCAACTGATCCAACAATTCCTTGTCTGGTTAATTCAAATGTTTCACTATCTTCTGACTTTTCATATTCTTTAGTAAAGTTTTTGTCAACATATAAGTCAAACTTGAATGCAGGATAAGTCGTTCCTTGTTTTACGTAAGACAGTGAAGCATCTGAAAGATCAAAAGTTACTGTGGAATTTTTATACAGTTTTATTGATGGACTTATCGGATTAATAGTTCCTAAGGATGCACTAGTGATTCCAACGATGGTTGGTTTTGGTTGAATTGAGTCAAAATAAGTATTGGATAATTTTATAACATTATCATCTACTCTTACAACATAATACATTCTATCACTAGTAAGTCCAATAGAGGACAACTCTGATGTATGAATTACTTTATCTCCAGTTTTAAATCCATGAGAATTAATTGTTATAGAGTTTGTTGTAGTGTTAACTCCTGCAGTTACAAATCCAACAGGATTAACAACTAATCTTCTATTGAAATCATTATAAGTAAGAGTTACGATACCAGTATTTTGCGGGTTAACATTGACGAAAATATTATGAGGTGAACTCAAACCATGAGTTCCTGCAGTAGAAACAGTAACTAAGTTTCTTCTTATATCTCCAGTAATTACGCTATAATTTGTTTTAAAACTATGAGTGTCTCCAGTTCCAACATTTCTAAAGAATAATGTGGTTGAGGCGGGATTTTCAAGTCCAACAAATGTTCCCGTTGTTCCAAGACCAACTCTTACAGTTGCAATACCAATTAAATCATCATTAATCTTTGCAACGAATAGATTTGTGCCATCTGCAAGGGTTGTGCCAACTCCAACACTAGTTTCATCTTGTACAATTATACCAGAGCCTTTGACTGTTCCGATTCCTGTGGAATATGTTACTTGATCTCCTGTTTTTAAATTATGTCCTGGAAGGTAAATCGATTTAGTTTGAATAAAGACTGAAGTTAAACCAGCACCTGGATTTGAGAATGAAATAGTTGTTCCAATCCCAACCCCAGCAGTTGTCCCCAATCCAACAGACTCTGAAGGATCAAAGTAAATTTGTTTATTCAAAGAATATGAGTAATCAGTTTTGAATCCAGAATTGATTTTTATTTTTCTAGGAATCTCATATATAAATTTTCCTATTGTATGTGTAGATCCAACTGTATTATCAAATGCTCTTAAAATTCTAATTCTAGAATTTAAAGAATCAACGTTTAAAACTTTTACTTTCTCAGTACCCACAATCAAAGTATCATTTTCTCTAATACTTGGATAATTCAAGTCACCAGAAACTCTAAAGTAAGTAACTATACCAGTTACATCAGTATTACCAATAGCAACTCCTGTGGTTCCAACACCAGCTATAGATAATCTATTAGTTTTTATTCCAACATTATAAAAACCTTCAATTCCTGATGATGTTGTAGATAATCCAGAAATTGAAATAGTATCAAGAGGTTCAAAATTATGAGGATTATCAGAGAATACTAAGTATTCTCCTTTCGATTGACCTGGATATATTTCAACACCTTCAATAATACTTGAGGCAACACTTATACTATTGACGGATCTTCCTTTTATACGAGTTACTTTTGCTGCTACACCTTGACCTTGAGTTCCATCATTATTAAATTCAAGAGTTTCATTAATTCTATACTCTGATCCACCTGTAACAATACCAACACTATCGATTATTCCAGGTGCGGTTGCAGTAACAGTTGCGGTTTGATCTAACTTATTCGGAATGTAAAAATAAGGATATTCTAATTCATCTTCAATCACATTCAAAGGTTGTGTATTTCTACGCCAATCATTTGAAATATCAAAGGCATCATAGTTTGATTGTGGAGTAAAATTAAAATTATCAACAACACCCTTATAATTGTTTCCAATTACATAAGGGAATACTGGTTTGCGATTTTTTTCAAAAATACCAGATGACTCTGCAAACTTATCATTAATTGTAGTAAAATATGCATATGTTCCTTTTGGAAATTCAGGAGTTATACAGAATCTTCCGTTGTTTTCATCAAGAACACTATCGTCAGAAACTTCATTGTGTGTATAATCTTCAACAAAAAATCCCTCTGGAAAAATAGAAGTGGGTGGTCTATTGTCTTTAATATCAATCGAATATCCAGATCTCATTTGGGCAATCGTGCCACCATTTATCTTAGAGAATCCGTATGGACCATATATTGGATGACCGTCGTAAGCAAATCCTAAAATAGGAGAGTGTCTCGTAGATTGAACTTCAATACTGTTGACTTTTCTTAAATCTCTTTCCCCATATAAAATATTACCATTTTGATCTGTGGAAAAAACAGTTTCTCTAAGTTTTCTTGGTGCATACAGGTGTGAATATTGAAGTCCAAAATCATCTGAATTCAACCCTGTTGTAATGATACCATCATCTTGTGAAAAATATGTGAAATATTTTTCAAACAAATTAACTCTCCAATTTTGGACATTTGCCTTGAATACTGGTAGTATTTCTGTTGAACCAGCTGGTATTACACTAATAGTTGTTGTGCCAAAATCATCTGAGTATCCAGCACCAGGTTCAATAATTTTGACATCTGTTACTGATCCATTTTCTAAAACAGGAACTAAAACAGCACCAACCCCATCACCCTCCACATCCAAATCTGGTGTTGATAAGTATCTACTGCCAGATTTTTGAATTATTACATCTACTATTTTACCACCTACGACAATTGGAACCAATTGACAATCAGATCCTGATTGAAGTTCAACAGTTGGTTGTCTATCTAAGTTTAAAATCTCAGACGATCCATAACCAACACCTCCATTCTCTAAATGTATAGAAGTTACTGTTCCTCTTATAATCGGTTGGAAAGACCCTTTGAAGGTTTCTGTTCCGATGGAAGATATTCCTACATTACCAGATAAAGTAAGTGAAATATCTGGATAGTTAAAGACGTGAGTTCCCACGCCTACAGATGTCATATTAATATACTGTTTTGTTCTAGTATAAAATTCTCTATCGGAAGAAATTCCGATTTGAGACAGATGAAAAGAATCTTTATCAATTGCGGTTACATAGTATTCTGTATCTACGGACAATCCTGAGATTGGTGTTCCCGTGCAAGTATATTTTACTTTCTCTCCAGTCTTATAATCATGATCTACGATTGTAATTAAATTTGATGATGTGTTAATACCAGTAACAGATGCGGTTCTTTTTTTATTCTCATATCCAGAGCCACCATCAATAACATTAATTGAACTAACAATAGACTTTTTACCTACTGATTTCAAAGAGTGTTTGCCAACACCATGGTCAGTTAAAAACACCGTGTTAATACCTGATATAGCATCTGCTTGAGTAGGATGTAATCTTACTGTAACGTTATCAACAGTAGATACGAAATAAGCAGAATCTGTAACTATACCAGCAACTGCAGTTTGATTTTTTGTTTTATAAATCACCTGCTCGGCGTTTCTGAATTTGTGATATGTAGAAAATCCAATTGTAGACTGTGAAGATGAAGTGCCTGTTGTTACTCCTGCAGAAGAAAAGTCTGCAAAAAACTCAACTTCATGATCAATTTTTTTCATACTAACTTGAGCAATGGCACCAGATCCATTGCCACCATCAAGTCGTACAGTTGGTGTATTTAAATAATCAAATCCAGGATCCACTATTCTTACTTCTCTAAGAGAACCAGAAACTGCAGCATATCCAGTCGCACCTGTTCCAACAGCGTCAGAAATTATCAAATTAGGAACATTTATTACATCGATATTTGTTCCTTCTGATAAAACATCTATAGTTTCAATTTTTCCATATTTAATTACATCCTTTCCTTTATAGTTTAAAAGTTCAACACCATTTACAAACATACCAGTTAGTCCTGGTTCTGTTTTTGTCAAAGTTCCATCATTAAGAGGTTCTGATATTTTTCTTAAAACTTTTTGTGGTTCTAGTGTTTTTCCATTAAACTCAAAAGGTTTTATAACACTATTTGCAACAGTTGTTGAATTGTCTAAAGAAATAAATTTAGAACTAAAAATATCATTTCTACTTTTTGCGAACTTTACTGTTGTACCATTAACTCTCTTTACAAAGTATAAACCATCATCAAATAATGCAGTATCTCTAACTTGTTTAGTGACTTTTTCTCCTGCATCATTAGTTGATATTTCATCTATTGTCTGTGCTCTATAGTAGATGGCATCACCAGTGTAAAAACCATGTTCTACTCCAGGAGAAATCTCAAACTCATCCCCAAGGAAAGTACCTGAAAATTTGAATTCTCTAGAAGCAGGATTTAATGGTTGAGAGTCATAATGTGGTATTGATGGTGAAGAAATTAAATAATCTCCAGACACATTTTTATAAACGTTGTCAATGTCAGTAGAGTATATTTGTGCTGATGGATAAGTTCCAGAAGAGACCTTTTGAATCCTTCTTTGAATTGTGTATGTTGCGTCTACATTTAGAACACCTTGACCTCTTATATTAAAAGAGGTTTCAGAACTTACAGATATGATTTTAGTTTCTTTTCTTAAATTATTTAAAATAATTTCTGCATTATCACCTGATCTAAATTGACTCGGTACATTTAAAGTTACTTTATATGTATTGTTTGATGAGTCTACTAATTCAATACTTTTAACTTTATAAGTTGGCGAAACATTATAAAACCATTTACTTGTTTTAATATTGTTTTCGGAAATTCCAAGATTAGTAACATTAACCTTTCCACCTTTTAAAAGATTATTAGTGTCAGATGGAATAGTGAAAGAATTTAAGACAGAATTTACTCTTACTTCAATAACTTCATCTTGATCTAATGTTGATCTTCCATATGCAAATGTATTAACACCAACAACTGTTGCATCTGCAATTTCAGCATCAATATCAGTAACACCATAAAATTGTGTCAATGACTTTGATGTATATGAGGATACTCCTACTGAATTGTCTGGGTAACGGAAATACAATTCTCCAGTTGATCCAAACCCAACTGTAGAATCAACATCAAGAACTGTTGATCCTGAAGAAACTCTTCCTATAATTCTTGTAGATGGTTCTACAGTAAATTCTCCATATACTGCACCATCCACGATAATATCACGATTATATCCACCATCAATACTAAGTTTATAGAAAGTTTTTCCATAACCAACTTCTATTTTTTCTACACTAGTGATTGGTGCATATGCTTTGTTTATTCCACTGCCAAATTTGTATTCATTTTGATATAAAGTGGCATTTATTAAATTCTCTGGATCACCTTCGACAGGTTCTACTACTAAACTATTAACAATTCTATATTGAGCGTTTGATGGTGAGATCAAAAAATCTCTTGGTTTTACAATTCTAACATCCTCGTTGTATAACGCTCTAAAAAGTATTTCAAAAGAAAAATCGGTTCCTTTGCTTCTATAAAAATCTTTAGATTGTTTTACAAATAAATTTTGATTTAATTCAGGTTTGAGATTTCTTCCTTCTAAACCTGGTAAAAATTGATATTTTGCCTTTGTTAAAAATTCTTTTAAAAATAGACAACTTAAGTTTGTTATGACTGCTTGATCAAGATGATCGTCAGAATCACTTTCATTAAATATAACTTCTTCCTTGTTTAGTTCACTTCTGTAAGAAGTTATTCCAACAAAACCTCTAACACATCCTGTGAACGAAAAATCAGTCTTTCCAGTATAAGTTATTACTTCATCATCAATTTTTAAAAGTCCATAGGAGTCAGGAAATCCTTTAGTTCCGATTGGAGACTCTGCTGGGTCTACATTAATTGTTGTTGCATCAAAATCAAGATCCCCATTTAAAATAACAGATTCAGATAAATTTGTATTATTGTCTAATTTGATATATCGATCAATATTTTGAATTAAATCAACTGGACCACCTTGGTATTCTTGTCCAAGATAATACTGTTTTAAAAGTTCAGAAATTAGTGGAAAATCCTCCCTAACATAAGTAGGAAGTTGGTTAGATACGATCGTGTTAAACTGTACTCTAGTTTCTGACATTTTATGAATTTATCTTCTGTAAGTTAGTTTTAATATTAGTACCCAGATCCACCGCCAGATCCACCTGAGGACCCTCCAGACGAACCTGTAGAACCTGTAGAACCTGTGGAACCTGTTGATGCTCCACTGGTGGAAATAGAAGTTCTTGTGCCTCCAGTGACACCTGAGGTCTGTGTGGTAACTCTAGATCCAGATGCTCTTGTTACGATTGCTGTGTCTGGTCCACCAGAACGGACTAAATTGCCATTTGCATAACTAGAAGACACAATATACGTAGAAGATGAAGGATCTAATCCAGATGAAACATCATCAACAACAGGTTCAAACAAACTGTTACTAGTATCTAGTTGCAAATAAAGATCCTGTAATCCGATAACATCATTTGAATGAGGTATCGCAGAAAGTTCTAAAATCGGTTGTCCGTCCTTTGTTTTTGCCCCCGTCATGTTTACAGGATTTATCGTTATGATTCCACTTTCGTAATTAATAAATCCAACATTTCTTCTCACAATATTTGGTGATTGTGATCCAGGATTTGGTAGAGTGAAGAAGAAGAGAGTTCCAGTTCTTCTGTTCGTGTCTGGGATATCTGAAATATATACGACCTCTTGTATCCCGGCAACAGTAAATCCACTTGACTTTATATTATAACCGCTCATTGATTTAATATGGAACTCATTTCCAAATCCGATTTGATACTCTACAAATGTATCTAAAGTTAATCTTAAATCTCTTCTAATTGCAATTGTAGTGATATTTGATGTTATTGAATCATGACCGTCATCAATTAACTTAAGCAACTTACTGTACTTAAGTCGAGCACCATACTTATTCAATTCAGTTGATTCTGCATACTTATTGACGTTGTTTTGAACAATACTAGAAACAAAAGTTGATGAAGGTGCTAAGTTTGTATTATAATAAATTTTACTATCAACTTCAACATACAAATACTTAAGATCAAGTAGTTCTGGAACGATTCCAGCTACAGAGTACTTTTTCAGTTTCTTTTTAATATTTTCTTTGATAAGATTTGGAATAAAATCACCAAATCTTGGTTTAATACTAATGAAAACTTTTCCATACTGAGGGGGAACTAATTCTTCACCACCAAAAACAGATATTGACTCGGTTTCTGGATAAATTTGTGTAGGAATTAAGGATTCATAATCATTTGCAGTTAATGCCCTGTTTTGAGAAGCATAAATTCTTGGTGCAAACTTTTTAATTGACTCTACACTTTCAATTTGCTCACCACCTCTTGCACTAAGTCCAGTTGTTAATAAAGAGATGCCTGACGTAACAACATATTCTTGATTATTTCTTGAAAAGACTAATCTCCCCGCAAAACTGAATTGTCCAACTCCATTTGCAGAGTCACCGTTTGATGCAATGTAATCTACACTTACATAATTGTTATCTTCAAGTTTTCTACCAAAAAGACCATCACCAAAAATTACTTCATACCTTTCATCATCTGCTTCTTGAAGGTAATAAACAGTTGAATCGGGTTTTACTTCAAATAAACTATCTTGACGACTATATTTTACACTTCTAGACGATGACTGATTTGGTTTAACTCTAACAGTTAATAATTCGGTATCAATTCCAATATTATCTAAAATAAACTTTGCATTTGGATTTCTTGCAGTATAAGTGAAGTTAGCTGTTAATAAACTTCCCTCATAGATTGAAACATTGTTAAATTCAGCAATTCCATCATTGACTGGAACGGTTATATCTTCTAAAATGGAAAATACAAATGAAGAATTACCAAATCCACCTTGAGAAGTTGCCACAGGACCTTTTTTAAGGGTCAAAGTTGATGGAGTTGGACTTACATTAGAGGTATCGACGAAAAATGTAATTACACCAGTTGCTGCTTTTCTTGATTTTGGTAAATATCCAATATTTTTTGCTAAAGATACAACATTTTCTCTTAATGTCGCACTATCAATGAATACTTCATTCGCAACCATGTTTGCGTTGTATGAAGTAATATAGGTATTATATGCCAGAACATCAAGTATCGTTGAAAGGTTAGAACCCTCAAAATCATAATCTGTGAAATTGGAGTTTTCCTTTAAATATTCTCTAAGTGTTGTTTTAACCTGGTTGAAATCCAGATTAGTAAAATTAGCTAATGGCATTTTTTACCTTGTTGATTGCAAGACGAATTGTAATTCTTGTGCAGGAACGTCTGCTCCAATAATTTCATAAATGATGGTTACATTAAATTCATTTTGATCAAAGTTGGGTTTTACCTCAACTTCTCTCACATTTACCCTTGGTTCGTAAATTTTAAGTGAACTTTTAATTTCGTTCTTTATAATATTGGCAGAAATATCATTTATATTTTCAAAAAGTGACTGACTGATCCTAGAACCAAAGTCTTCATCAAAAAATTTCTCACCAGGGACTGTAAAAACAATATTTCTCACTGATCGAGCAATTGCAGACTCGTTTTTAAGCGCTAATATGTCACTTGTCAGAGGATGTTTCTGAAAAGTCATACTAACGTCTTTAAAACCTTGACTAACGCGCTCTAAAGGCACAAAATTATAGCAATTATAACTTATTTATCAAGGTATTTTATGATTCTTTACTCATAAAGTGGTTCTGGATTACTTTCATTTTCAAAAAATTCATTTTCATCGATAGAATCTTTCTTTTTAGGAGTCAAATCATCATTTGAGATCTCACGAAGCATTTTTTGATGTTGATGATTGCCCAAATTGTCCAAAAAATCGTGTTCGGTTGCCATTTTTGCCTTTTTTTCGTATTTATTATGGGTCAAGAGGACGATCCTCTTGTGATTTGTACATATCTTCCGCCTTTTCTTCCTCAATTTTGCGTTCTTTTGACGTTTTCCAGAAATATTCGTCTTCACGACCCATTCCAAGACGTTCAAAACCATTTTCAACCTGATAATATTGAGTTGAAACCTTAAAATCAGGCATTTTTGGCTCAACAGGTGTCAAACTATTGTCATAGATACGCATTCTATTGTTTGGATACAGTGCATACTGTCCATTTTCAAGTTCAATTAGGTTATGTGACTTGTGTTCTGCAGGATTTTCACTTGTGGCATAGTCAACTACCTCAGGATCTTGGTGATAATTGTCTATAGTACAAATATAGGTGCCTTTCTGGACACCAAAGTCTCTTGTATACAGTTCATAGTCCATACTACCAATAAACTGCTTCGTAACTGCTACAACACCATAGTCCATACAGTTCCAGAACTGAAGGTTAGGAAGGTCCATATCGGGGCTAGGAGTCTCTGGAGCAGACACAAATGCACTAATAGGTAGTTTGTCATACATTGCCGCATATTCGGGCAAATACGTCTCAAAATAAAAAGTGCGTCCAGGAATCGATTTACACGATACCCAGACGCCTTTAACAAATTCACCATGACCAGATTGATGATCAGTTAGATATTCTTTTCTTACCCATACCTCTACCGAGGGGAGGTTACAAATTAAAGCAGCCATTATGTATTAATGTAACTACTTCTATTTAACGCCCTTGTCCACGATATGGTTTCTTTGCCTTATTGCGAGACGTTGCGGGTGCATAGGAGTTTTTTCCAGAACCTTGACGAGTTTTTTTCGGTTTTCCGGGGATATAATTTCCCCCTTTCATCATTGCCATAATACTTAATTTAATACGAGAAACGAGCAGAGGGACCGAGCCCCTCCATATAGTCTATTATATCAGATAACCCGAGTCTTTTCGTGCCCAACACGAATGCGAGGATCACACCAGATCTCAAATCCTTTCTCCTTGGCATCAAGACAGAATGAGACATCCTCACCACACATGTCCTGAACATTCCCACTCTCAAAGACTTGCATCTTAGGAGCAAACCAAGGGTATTCCAAATTCTCAAATACACCCTTCTTGATTAGTACCCAACCAAATCCTGTATAATCAACAGTAAATGGTTTACGACGTTTCTGGATGGATTCGACAGTTTCGTGATTCATCACTCCACCATTCTTACGGAAATCATCTTCTTCCAACCAGTGTGCGACAGATGTTGTGTGTCCATCCTCAGTGGCATACCAACCTGCAACAACTTCTTTCTCTTCTCCTTCTTCAGGAATAGCCATATCACATAATTGCCAGAACTTATTAGTATCAAATACAATGTCTGAGTCAATCCACAGTTGATAGTCATACTCTAGTTTTCCATCCCAAGGAACTTGGTTAGGACCACGCAGTACATTTGCACCCAGACACTTACAACGTGCAAAGTTAACCATAGAAGAGTAATCTTGACTAATCTGAATACTCATTCCATTCTGTACCATATCAAAGCACAGTTGTACAAAGTTCTTCAAGAAGATAAAAGAACATCCACGTCCTGGAAGGCAAAACACAATGGTCTTTCCTCGCATCCTTTCCTTAATTGCTGCAATATCCCAATCTTCTTTCTTCTTGGGTTTGGGGGCAGTTGCTTTAACAGTAAATCCTTTTGCCATAAGTCTTAGAAACTTCAGTTCAATTCTATCAGTCTATATGTATAATGTCAATATGAGTCACCTCCCTCTGGTTCTCTGGTATTAACCGTACTTACTTCAAGGTGGCGATAACACTCCTCATATGATAAATCCTCAAGTTCATAATCAGTCTTCATTAGACCAACCATTCCCTTGAGGGTTTCCCATGTATTATAAAATTGTTCTTCAGATAAGTTGTTATATAAACATTCTTTTTTTGCGTAAATGTGATAAATCTTTTCCATAGAAATTTTTTTGTGGGAAATTTTTTTTCCTTTAATGAAATCCACTTTGCAATTATATATCGAGGTCGAATTGTCACCTCTGTAGGTTAGGGTAGTTAGTCGTTTTTATATACGGGGGCAACGCGGCACGCATCAATAACAACGAACCGCACAAACACTGTCGTTCACTGATACCCACTGATATCATATCACGGAGGATCACTGATGTCAACCCCCCGCAATAAGACTGCTAAGTTATATAAACTGCCAGGGAGTTACTGTCAGCAACCCCCATACAATCACCAACGGACAGGATTACTCAGATCCTCTACGTAGCTATCAATCACCCTCTCAGTTCCTTCAAGTTCAAATAGATCTTCCCAGTTAATCTGATGCGGGTCAAAGTCTTCCATCACCTCTAAATCCAACGTAATTCTATAACGTTGCTTCTGTGCCTGACTGTAAAGAACTGACATGAGACTGACTCCGTTGGTGATACTTGACTAGTATAGAATGCCTGAGAGATATTGTCAATCTTCCACTGGATATTTATAAGGAGGACTGATAGTTTTTGCGTGTCAATCCCCACAAAACTTTATGACTGCCCCCTTGACATTTCTGCGAGTTGCTGTTAGACTGCTGCCCAAGATCACTACTCCTAGACACATTTAATCAGACAATAAAAACACTGCAAAGTAACTCCGAAGACACCCCAGATACACCACTAAGTAACTCTCACATAAAAAACGAAAGTATATTTATAATACCATTTTTAATTGATTTTAATACATTTAGTGTAACAGTGAATACAAAAAAGGGGGGATAATTGCCCCCCTCTAAGTATCACTCACTAAGCACAGATCATGCACTAATTGATGCAAAATACTCTGCACAATCATTGATATTTTCTTGCTCAATATCAGCAACGATAACATCGAGGATCTGAAGAATCTCCTCTCCAGTGTTACCAACCTTGAGCATACCAAGTGCAGTTGAACGAGTCATAATTACGAAAAAAAGTGTTAGTTTGGTTAGTTAAATCTGGGTCTTACGCTGTGAATCAGTCTCCCAATCCTGTGCAGCCCAGAGTGTTACTTAGTGACGAGATTCAATCAGGCAAAGACATAACCAGATTCAAAATCTTCAGTCTTGAAGATATTTTTTCCATTGATACATCCGACGAATTTGCGAACATACCAAACGAAATCTTTCTGGAATACACCTTCACCAGTCACACAGAAAGCATCACATAGTGCGTTCAATCGTGACTTGGTAGTGTTACTTTGCCAACCACCATCGTAAATGGTCATGTCATTATCTGTCACAGTAGCAATCAAGTTACCGTGCAAATAAACAGAGGAAGTGTTAGTTTCCAGATCAATCGTAACCTCAGTGTTAGCATTTTTCCAGTTGCGATTGCCCTGAACTGCATCACACATTTGACGTTCGATTTTACGCATTGATTGTTAGTTTGAGAAGGTTTGTGATGTGGTGAGGTGCTGTCCCCTCCACTCCTATAAGATAC